TATTTGTTCCATCCTCACTTTGCTTTCGCGTAAATAAACAAAAGCTGCAAAGCAACAACTGACAGCTTGCTGGCAGGTTTATGAATGTAATAAATGAATGGCTGAACTGTTACTTTTTGATTCATATAATCATTATGCGCATATTGCAAATCATTTTTGCATATGCTATAATGTCAATAGACAAAAGGAAATAATAGTCCATGACGGACAGCTAACGAAAACCCCGAAAGTGTGCAAGACTTTCGGGGTTTTCTATTCCTATTTTGGTATGGAAGGCTTAATACCATAGGTTAGTTACCAACTATTTGTCTCCGTCTAACCATTTGTTGATGCAGTGTCAAACTACACCAGCCGCAACGACAACAATAAAGGAAATAATAATATCCATGACAAACACCTCCCTTCCTTACCTGTCTGGGAGCGGTAACAGACATATTCTATCATATAAATTCACAAATTTCTACAAATTAAAATCACACTCTTTCCAGCACTTCTGTTCCACATTCAAACAACAATAGTATTGCATTACCTATTGAATACTGTCTAAAAATGTGTCTTGCACAAGACGCCTGTTTTCGTGTTTGTTACCGTGAAATTTTTTTGTGTTTTTATACCATCTGACAGAATATCAAGGCATAAAGAAATCCCCGAAAAACAATGTTTTCGGGGATTTTTGTATATATCCGATATTCTCTTGAATTATCTCTTTGTTAACGTTTTGTTAACTTCAAACCGCATAAATACGGTGTTTTCGCCTTATTATGTTACCTATATGTTTCCTATAAATATTTTCTCTTGGCGTTCTATATTGCTTAAGGCTCTATCTTTACATCTGTAAATTTTGCCTCTTTGATCGCCTCTAAATTTGCTCTTGCCGTTTGTACGCTGTCGTATGTTCCAAATAATAAGACAAATTTGTTACCTCTTACGCAAAGTCCGGTATTTCTAAACCCTTTCTTGTGTGCCTCTCTGATAGCCTTGTTTGCCTCTGTTTTATCTTCGTAACCTTTGCCTACTACTTTGTACTCCTCCGGCTTTTTAGGCTCTGTATCGACCTCCTGCGTTGTCTCTGCTGTATTCTCTTTCTTTGTTGCCATTGTTTAGCCCTCCTATTTCTTTAAATATTTGCTTGATACATAACCGGTAATTCCGTTTGCTGCCACCAAAAACCATTTTACGTTGTCTTTTACGTTGTAATACCCATAGCACGCTACCTTTGTTCCTTTTTTCAGATCTCCAAGATCTGTTTTATCTTTCCCGGCTCCGGATCTGATATTAAGAACATCTGCGGTTACCGTGTATGTTCCCGCTAATTTCTTATCTAAATTCTTAGCGCTTTCAACCTTTGCTTTCTTTGCCGGTGCGCTTGGCTTTGTTGTTGTGCTAGTCTCTCCGGATCCATTCGACAAAACTACGGCTGTATGCCCGGAGGCTAATAAAATGTCTCCACGCTTAAGGCATTTATCACTTGTCAAATACTTTTTATCCGTGTGTGCCTTAAACTTCCCGGTATTAACAAGCGCTTTTTTTTCGTTGCCGGTATAAATATCCTTACTTACTGCAATTCCTGCCGCATTTACGCATACAGCTACTAACGCGCTGCAATCCGTTTCGCATTTGGTTGTAATCTTTGACAAATCCCACCCTTTCGCTTTTGCCTGCGCATATAATGTGGTGCGTTCGTTTTGATCGTAACCGATATTGTCGTTTGCGCACGCCTGCTCCATAGCCTTTGCGATCTTTTCCGCTGCCTTTTTGTTGTTTGGTCTAATTACCGCAATCCACGGTTTGTTATACCATGTTCTTACGCATACCTCGCGCCCTGTCTGATCTCCTGCCTTGCCGCCTCTTGCGTGTCCGTTTTCGTCAATGCTTGCGTGTCCTATTCTTACTGCCATTTTTTATACCTCCAATCTGTAATATAAAAGCAGGGTGTTAGCCCTGCTTTTCTGCGTAATGATTGCAGCGCTCTTTAATACTGCATTCGTCGCAATTTTGATTTTTGCATACAATATCATTGATCTTGTGATCTAATTTGTCGTCCGCGATTTTAAGGATCTTTACTAGCCAAATCGGTACTTTTTCTGGCATGATAACATATAGATTTTCTAAAATGCTTGTTAACTCGTTAATGAGTAGCACTGCCACGGTGTACCAACCGATATAAATACTAAATCCAAGGTCAAATCCGATCTGTACGCCTAACTCTTTAATTCCGTAACCTACCATAAACGCTACGCCGATAAGTACGAAATACATAGCTTTTTTTATGATCCCTTGTAACCCGGTTTTGCTGCTCCATTCTTTCAAGAAAAATGCAGCTTTGATCCAACCGGTCAAATAATCGACTACAACGGCTATCATAAATAAAATAAGCAACGTTGGCACTCTGTTAAAAAGTGCTGCCGCTGCCGTAATAAATGCCGACATTGTAAACCCTGCCCCTCCTATCTTGTCTGTAATTTCCATGTGTCCTGCTCCTTTCTTTGTTCTTCCTGCAATGCTCTTTCTCTGCTTGCGTCTGTGCAATGCAAAACAAAGCCGCTTATTACCTTTTCTTTAAGCCCTTTATTTGTGCAATAGGAACTGTGATATAAATAAGTCTGTAACCGCGTTGCTTGTATCGTTTCGCTTGTAAATCCTCGTACAGATCTATTAAATTTTCGTCCAATTCCATATTGAAACGCATTAACTCGTTTCGCTCGGTTTTGCATTTGCTCTGAAATTTCTTTGCATATTTCAACTCCAAATAGGCTGCGCCCTCCCGGGCGCGCCTGCAAGATAAAGGTTACTTAAGATCCTCCGGATCATAATAAGCGCAGAAAAAGCCCATGGTGTCGTAGGCGTGGGATCGCGGGTAGCACAAATCGCCGTTAGCCTCCCCGGCACCACCCCCAGCACTATAATCGCCGCCGCGGCGAAGCAACCTCTCGCCATTGTTTCTAAACCAAAACAAACCGCGTCCGGTTGTGCTTGTTGCCATTGGATAAATAGCAAGTGCCTTAAGAATATCCGGAACGTTAACGCCGCTCTTTGCTTTAATGCTTGCAAAGTCGATCTGACCGTATGCGTTGTCGTTCTCCTGCTGATGTTCTACTGTCGTTGAAATATAGAAGTTCGGCGTAGCACCTGCGGGTGCTCCGGAATAATCAAATTTAAGCGTTCCTGCCGTTCCCGGTGCAACCAATGATCCGTCGGGTAAAATCGCTTTCCAAGCTGCGCTATTGGCGCTCTGATCCGTTCCGGTAATTGCCGCGTTATTGTCTGCGATAACCTGCAATTCTCCGTTGTAAAGTCTGAAACCTCCAAGCCATTTGTTTACATTTCCTACAAAGTCGTTAATGCCGCCTCCCTGCATATCCGTACTCCACGACTTGTCACCGGTTCCGGTTAGTGTTCTATTTCCTCCTGCTGACATTACGCCTCTTTCGTATGCGTGTACGTGGCTCTTGCCCTGCGCGGTATTTCCTCTTGGGTGTATATCTGCCACGGTTAACAGATTATGCACTAAGCCCCATTCCGCAGCCGTCATAAGGTGGAAACCTGCGCCGTTATTTTCGCAATACTGCTTTGCTTGATCGAAATTAACTTTTACTGTCGGTTCTTGGTTTGGCAGGCTATACGCTCTGCCGCCTTTTACTGTTGAAATGTACGCCGGTAAATAGATCTTTGGCAAAATTTTGTCGTTCATCTTGAACGCCGGGTGTGGTACGTGTGCGGATCCGATACCCAAATCGTCCATGTATCTTAATGCGTACTCCCAAAATACAAGTGGCAGCCCTTTATCATTTAAAATAATTTTCTGCTTTGCAATCGCTTTAAGATCTTCGTAATTACTCATTGATATATACCTCCTCAATACTCCAAAGTGTTAATGTGCATTTTGAAATGTCGAACGGTCTTTCTTTCGGTACTGTTCCCATTTCTCCTGTTTCTTCGTTTTCCTGCTCTACGTAGTCGTACTCCTTTGGTGGGATTGTTACTTGTGCAACATAATTTTTACCCAATCCCATTACCAAGTTTCCGTCGTCGTCCGCGCAAATATCTTTTGTGATTTCTGTATCACTCTGATATTTAGGCAATCTAATAGCGATCTGATCGCCTAACCAAAGTGTTGTGCCCTCCACTTCGTAACTGATCTTTTCGCCCTTGTTTTTCTCAATTACCTTGATTGTTTTAGACATTATACATACCTCCTAATGCAAAATACTTAACTGTTACTCCTGCTGCCGGGCAATCTTCTACCTCGATCTTAAAACCGTTTAACTGTCTGTCTTTAACTCTGATTGCTTTCCCCTGCACCACGTCGTCACAATATGGAATAACCATATAATCTAATGTGTTGCGCTGCGTCTTAAGTGCTACGGTTGCGCTCGCGGTATTAAACGGGTATTTCTCTGTTGTTGAGATTTTGACGGATCCAACCTCTACGTATGTATTGGCTAAATCTCTGTTTGCCTGCCTCATTTGAACCGCCAAAAGATCTGCCATAACTATTGCCTCGTTTACTCCGTGTTCTAATGGGTTAAACGTTGCCCCACTTAACGGCGTTCCCGGCTCAATGATTTCTCCCGGCATTGGCAATAACGTTATAGTGCCGTCGCTATTCTGTACCATTTTGTAAGTATTACTTAACGACGTCCTTCGATCCTTAAACTCCAAAAAATCAAACATTGTGCCTATCCTCCTATCCGTCTGTTTCTGTTACCGAAAAGGTAATCTTAATGCCTATCGTTGTTGTTGCTAAAGTATCTTTCTTTGTGTTGTATGATCTGCTTACCAACACTTTGTTGTTGACGTCATAAAGCGTTGCATTTGTGATCGTGCCGTTAATACTGTCATTGCCGTAAATATACACGGTAAAGCCGTCTGCATTGCCTACGATCTGCCCTATCGTGGCGTCGTAGGTTTTGCCCCCTATGGTATAGGTTGCTCGTTTAATGATCTGTTTTGCATATGCTATTAACTCGTCTTTTAACACGTCTATACCTCCTCTCCTGCGTATTCTTCTCCGCTACGTGCAACCGGCGCTATGCTCGCGCTTTGTGTCTGCGTCAAGTTAACCTGCACGCCCTCCGTTGTAAACGTCGGTTGTGTCGTGATCTCGTCAACCGCTGCGCCGCAAATTGTTTGCCCCGCTGCTATTACCGGGTTTATATTACAAAAACCGCTTACATTGATGTTGTAAGCGGTTTTGGTAATTCTTGTTATTTGGTTTTCATTTCCGCAGGTCTCTTGGTCTCCTGCTGCCCTATCGTACATTTGGTATATCCTGCTGCTAATGTTAATACCTACGTTATAGGTTCTTTGTAGTAAAAAATCGTAATATATATTTAATGGTATCTTTTCGTCTAGGATCTCATATACAGTTTGTAGGCTGCTTGCGTCCGCATTTAACACTATTGTTAATTCGTCGTTGTCAAAATCCTTAATCAACTCTGTTGCTGCTGAATAATTTGATATAATACTCATTATAAGCGCCGTTGTTACTTTGCTCTTGTTTGCCCGGGATAACACATTTAATCGTCTATCCTCCATGGTGTCCGTTGGCTTTGGCGTTATTTTTAACTCTTTCTCAAATCTTTCTATGCCCTCCTCATTCGCAAGTAAGATAAACATATTTGCTAAGATCTGATCTACTTGTTGTGCTAATAAGTCAAATTCCGGCTGCTCTGCGGCGCATATTTCTTTCATTTCCCGAATTTGACGAACTACCGGCGGTAAATACTCAACTAACATTTGTTACCTCCCCTCTCGTCGGGATCTCGTAGGCTCCAAGCGTCACATTGTCTGCTACGCCGTTTAATTTTAATTCCTGCACGTCTACTACTCCCGGCACGCTCGCCATTGCCTCTGCAACCCTTAAGGCTCTAACCGTTAAATTATCCTCACTCTCCCAAGTCTTATTTAATTCCGTGAAATATTTTTCTATTTCCTGTTCGATTGCTGCTTTTACGTCGTCAAACTTAACGCCGGTTTGCATTGTTACTTTTGCACTTGCATTTATTGTTACTGCGGTTACCGGGTGTATGTCTACTATATGCCAAAATGGCGCCTCGCCCTCTCCGTCTCCCTGCTTTCCGATAGGATCTATTGTTGTCTGTACTAAATTAACAACCTCTGCATTTGGTACGCCCCACGTTGACGACATAATATAAGCGTCTATTCTCTTATGCGTCTTGGTTACCCTCACTAACTTAACCGCTGCAACTCCGGTAATGCTTGTTATCTTTGTTTTATACGACGCTCGGTTGCCGCTCATTACGCTTTCTGTGCGCTTTTCCGCTAAATATCTTTCGCGATAAACTTCTGTGTCCTCGTCGTCCTTTGCCTCCTCGATCAATTCCACTAACTCGCCCTCTATTGTCTCGCTAATAAACTCGATCGGTAATAATTCGTCCTCGGGTTTTGTATTGCCCTCTGATCCTAATTGTTCGCATTGCAAGTAGTAATTTAACGCGCTTACCTGCTGCGTGCTGATAAATGTTAGGTCTCCACACTCAAAACGCTCCCCTACCTCGAAATCCTCGCTAAATCTCGCAAGCCATACCGCAGCCGTCGCGGTTTTAATTGGTATATTATCTTGTGTTCCGAAAATAATTAAATGTTCTCTATCGCAGGTCAGCGGGCTACCGTTCTCGTCTGCAACTTCCAAATTGCTATATAATTCCTCTATTTCCGCCGCTGCCGGTGCTAATGCGAATGCTGTTAAGGTTCCCTCGTCTTTGGATATGTCCGCGCTTATTCTATCTTTCATATCCTCTAACACGGTGTCATAATCTTTGTTATATTCCATTACGCTACCTCCGTTTCGTATGTCTCGCTTACTTCCTCGTCGTATATTGTGGTTACTATTACCGTTGCGCTTAAACGTCCTAACCTATATGTCGCATTTGTAACCTCCACCCGCTCTATGTAGTCATTTACTAATAAGCATTCCTTAATCATTCTGCCTATTTCACTTTCCAAATGTTCTGCGCTATATCCTTTGCCGTATAGATCCTCTATCTCGCTGCCATATTGCCAACTGCATATAAAATATCTATACCGCGCCACTTGTAGCGCTATATAGATCCATACTTTTATAGCCTCTATGCCCTCTACTACTATTCCGGTTAACTGCCCGGTTGCAAAATCAATTCCAAATTCGTGCGGTGTTTCTAAATCGTCTGCTAATTCTTCCGTTATTTCCTCGTCCTCGATATATGCCGGAAACAATCCCATTTATACCACCTCCACTAATTTTTCAATTATTACGTATTGTTCGTCGCTTAATCTATATACTAATACTAGGTCGCCTTTTTTAAGTTTCCCATGTATTTTTATTTTCGTGTTTGTTGACGTGACGCTTTTTACTTCGTGGTTGTGCTGCGCATTCGTCGTAGTTGGTGCCGTTAATGTTCCTTTGTCCTCTATGTCTATTTTTTTCTCATATTCCGTTAAATGTTCTGCGATTAGCAGGTCGTCCGCGTCTAACTTAAGATCTCCGATCTTGCAGGTTTTCGCGCTTGTCATTTCTCCTAATTGCAAAGAGGCGGGATTGTTTACCGCCCCTTGCTCTCTCATCATGTTTATGATACGTTCGTAGCCGTTCATTTCCTGCCTCCTTATTTCTTTACATTTGGGCTATATACATAGCCGCTTTTTCCTCCTGCGCTGCCGTGATACCACGCCGTACCGCTTACATATTCGTACTTTCCGTCGCATACGAATTTATCGCCTTTTTTTAGCGTTGTAACGCTTTTTGCGCTCCTGCCTGCTGCTGCACGCATGATAGATTTTGTTGTTATTACCGTATAGGTTCCCGCTATGCTTTTGCTGCTGCCTTTTCCGGTTTTCTTCTTTTTCTCTGTGCTTTCCTCGTCTTTTTTATCCATAATGTTTTTAAAGGATAATTCCAAACTCATTTTGTGTTGTCCGTTCTCCCATGTATGCGTATCGTTTTGGATCCAAAACACGCCCTTAAGCTCGGTTGCTGCGTCGTGTACCTTAACCGCGTTTCCCGCTATACATTTTATGTTTCCGCTTATCGCGTCAACATTCACTTTCTTTTCTATGCCGTTTAGCATATTCTTAGCCGCCGTTTGCGCGTTTACACCTTTCTCTTTTGTGTATATACTTTGATATATACCATAGCGTTTTATGTGCCCGGCGTTCTTCACGACGCCTACTTGTTTTCCTTTGTCCGTGTATATTTTTACTTGGTCTACCATATTCTCTATGCTCTCCTCGTAAGACGCGGCAGACAAGTTTTTATACTCGTCCAATTCGTAATTACTTACTGTTGTTCCTTTTGTCTTTACACAAAATTTCTTTCCGTTCATGTATGCCATGTACTTTTTTCCGGTTGACTTAGCCGCTTTTGTGTATGCAGTCGTAATAATATCGTATAGGCTGCTATTGTCTATAATCAATTTCTTAATAACTTTCTTTGTTGCTACAATAGATCCGGTCGTTATTCCATACTTTTTGCATATCTCCTTTGTAATAGCCTCTGCCGTTTTATTCTTAAATTTTTGCTTATGGTTTATCCTTAACAAATGGTCTAAAAGATCGCGCGCCTTATATTGTATAGTGCCGATCTCCGCTCTTTTTTCGCTTGTCTGAACTTCTCCGTAAAATAAAAGATCGTCTCCCTCGTATAGTTTAAGAATGTCTCCAACCGCTATATTTAATTTCAGTTTGGTTATGTTGCTATCGTTAGGCGCGTTTAGTACGGTTATTGTCGCCTCCCTTGCCGCCTGCTCTACCGATCCGCTCCATGTAGTCGAAACAACAACATTGGTAATATTAAGCTGCTTTCCGTCTTTTTTCTTCGTCCAAATAATTTTCATACCGGTATCACTATCCTTTTCCCTACCGGCGGTTTTTTCTTATTGGTCATTTTGTTTTTCTTCTGTATCTTTTTTGCGTTTTTGCTGCTGCCGGTATATTTTTTTGCAAGTTTCGCCCATGTATCGCCTTTCTTTACCGTTACGGTCTTGGTTTTGGCTTTCTTGGTTGGTCTGCCTTTTCCTTTTGATGTGGTCGGTTTTCTGTACCGTTTTGTCTCGATCGTGTAGTAAATATCCCCGGTTTTATCGTCGTCTTTGAAACCCCAAGTAAAACTCTCTATTGTGATCTGACGGTTTATGTATGGTGTAATGAGTAGTGTTGCAACCCCATTTTCTTTTATCTTTTCTATGATCTCAACGCATTTTTGAGGTTTCGGGTAGCCTGCGTATTGATCGTAATACATTGGATTTTCCGGGAAATGTGCGCTAATCGGTAAAGTGTCTAGCTTGTCAAGTCCTAATAAATTTACTTCTCCGGTTTTGTTAACCGTTTCCGTGTGGTTGTCCTGCCCGCCTGCGTTTTCCCAACTTGCAGGCAGGATAGGTAATCTTAATTCTCTCTTTCCTTGTTTAAACCATATTTCCACTTAACACACCCCCATATTCAATGCAGTATTTTTAAGGTTTGTAGCGATCTTGTCGGCGATTTCGTCTATATCTGTCTTATCTTTTACAATAATTTGATCTGCCAATTTTGAGATCGTGATATTTACCTCTTTCTTTCCGTCGCTCTTGCCTTTTCCTGCCTCCATTTTTGCCAATCGCCTATCTAACATAGACAATTTGGCGTTTGACGTGTTTTTTGCAATACTTACGCTTTCGTCATGTGGATATACCCTTGTGCCTTTTGGTAAATCTACAATCTCTCCGCCTTTTTCGTTGATCTGTGCTAAACCACCTAGCCAATTAGGTGTACCCTTTGCCAATGCAGGAATTTTAGGAATACTAAAACCAATATGTTTCCCTCCTACAAGTGGTATTCCGTCCGGTATATCTACTGAAATACTGTTAATGCCCTCTATCGCGCTATTTATCAATCCGATAACTGCGTTAATAGGAACTTTACACAATCCGGCTAATGCTTGGAACGCTCCGCCAAATATTCCTTTGACGCCCTCCCAAGCCTTTTTCCAATTACCGGTAAATACTCCGCCGATAAAGTCTAATATTCCATTGAATACTTTTGTAATTCCGCTTATTACCTGCTTAATACTTCTTGCCGCACTCTCGATCACGTTTGCAGCAATTCTAAATGCAGTTGTAATTTCTGTTTTTACAACTGCCATTACCGCCTTTATGACAATACCTATACCATTAAATACCGGTTTTAACTTGTTAACTATTTTGCTTGCAATATTAAAAATGCTCGTAAATACAACGCTGAATGTCGACGCCATTTTTTGTACTACTGGGCTTACTGCCTTAACTGCAAATACAAGGACGGATCCTATTACTCTTGCAATTCTGTTTATATATGGCATAACCTTAGTTATTGTATTTCCGGCGAACGCAAACGCTGCCGCAAACAATTTTCCGATAACCGGTATTGCCGCTTTTACCACATTTGCTATCGTTTTTACAACCGGCGTTAATTTCTGTGCTACTGACACGAACGTTTTTGCAATTATTGGAATAAGCGCCGATACCGTGTTAACCACCGTCTTAATTACCGGTGTTATCGCCGCTATAACGGTTTTTGCTACGTTAATCGCTTTTGGCATAATATCTTTAAATGTTTTAACTAACGTCGTTATAATCGGCATTGCCGCGCTAATTGCGTTTGCTATTGTCTGCTTTATGCTCGGCATTACGCTTATAAATGCGTCTTTAACTTTCATTACTGCCGGTTTTACTTTATCCCAATTCTTTATAATTAGGAACGCCGCAGCCGCCACGCCTGCAAGTACCGCTATTACAATTCCTGCCGGGCTTGTTATAAGTCCTATCACTCCGCCTGCCTTTGCTATTGCCCCGGTAACCATTCCAAATGTGCTATACACTTTTCCTACCGTCGATACTAATTTACCGAAAATCAGTAATGCGGGACCGATCGCCGCCGCTATTCCTGCGAATTTCATTATCATGCTTACTTGTGCGTCGGATAAACCGTTAAACCAATCCGTCGCCTTTTGCACCCAACCTACCGCGTTTTTAATGTACGGTAGCAATTTATCTCCTATCGTTATTGCCGCACCCTCTAGCGCGGATTTTAATAAGGTTAATTGTCCGTTAAGGTTATTTAACTGCGTCTGTGCCGCGTCGTTTGCTGCACCGCCGCTATTCTTAATGCTGTCCGCAAGCGCGTTATAATCACTCGTTGACGTATTTATAATTGCAAGCATACCCGCCATGCTTTCTTTTCCGAATAACTGTTTTGCGTATGCTGCTTGCTGATCTTGTGTCAATCCTTTAAAGGATCCTTGCAGGTTTTTAATGACGTCTCCCCAAGATTTCATTGATCCGTCTTGGTTTACTATACTTATGCCTAAATCGTCCATAGCCGCTTTCATGTTCTTTGTTGGTGCTGCCATGTTTGATATTGCATTTTTAAGGGTGGTTCCTGCTTGGCTGCCCTTAATTCCCATATTTCCCATTACTGCCAATGAGGTTGTAACTTCGTCTATTGAATAACCCATTGTTCCGCAGATTGCGCCGCAGTATTTATAGCTTTCTCCCAATGTATCTACCGATACGTTAGCGGACGTACAAGCCTTTGTCATTACGTCCGCGAATTTTGCGCTATCTGACGCCTTATAGCCAAATGCGCTTATTGCGTCCGTCATAATATCCGACGTTCTCGCAAGATCTGTACCGGACGCGCTCGCAAGATCCAATATACCTTTTAAGCCGTCTATGTTTTCTTTTGCCGTCCAACCTGCCATGCCGGTGTATTGCATTGCCTCGGCGCATTCCTGCGCGCTCCATGCGGTAGACGCTCCAAGATCTTTTCCTAATTGTGTTAATTTCTTAAAGTCGTCTCCGGTCGCTCCGGTAATTGCTTGTACGTTACTCATGGCGCTTTCGTAGTCGGCAGCCGTTTTAACTGCCGCTATTCCAACGCCCGCTATCGGTGCGGTAACACTTTTAGTCATTGCGGATCCGGCGTTGGCTATGGTGTCTCCTGCACTTTTAATAGACTTTCCGGTAGCTTTCGCCTCGCTACTCATTTTCCGCATTGCTTTTAATGTTTCCTGTGACGGTTTCGTAAATTGATCTATAAACTGAATGCAGGTGCTTATTACTCTACCCATTGCCTAGCCCTCCTCTCCGGATCCGAATATTTGTTGTAATTCTTCGTTTCTATCCTCTATGTACTGCTGCATATAGGCGTGTGCTATTCTTTTTGCTCCGTATGGCAAGTTGATATACTCGCCAACTTTCCAATGTAAAAACCGATAGTGTAAGTAATCAAACTGTACTTCGCTATCGGTTTCGATTAGTTTTTTAATTCTGTGTCGGTGTCGTCTCCAATATCAAATCCGGCTAACTTATTAACCTCGATTGCAATTTTGTTAACTTCGCCCTTAAATAACTTAAGCGCCGCCGCGCTCGGTGTCTGTACGCCCAAATGTTTAAGCAACTCTGTGTCCTTAAGTGGTGGATCTACTACCGCTGCCGCTGCTAAAATTGCGTTTGTTTCAAGCGACTTTTTAATAATAGGGTTGCCCTCGTCGTCAAGTCCGCTTGCAGAAATGTCTAATACCTCCTGCGGATCAATCGCTTTTACTGTGATCTTTGTAGGCTCTCCGAACAATTCGCTTAACATTTTGCTTGGAATATCTTTTGTTTTCTCCTTGTCAAACTCGCCCTTATCAATTTTTAATAATTTCTCTGCTAAATTCATTTGTTAGCCCTCCTTTTTCTTAAAAATAAAAAGGGCTGCAATTCGCAGCCCTTGTAAGTTGTATTATGAACTTGTTTCGATCGGGTCCCAATCGTCAAACGTGAACGCGTAGGATCTTTCGCCTAATTTCCCCTGCTCGAAATCCGCAAGGATCATCTTGTCTAACACGCAATTATAATACGCGGCTCTTTCCGCTCCGATCGCGTCCGGATCATTTACATTTGAAATGATCGTGTGTGTCGGTGTCTTTCCCGCCTTAACTGCTGCCTGCTCTTTCTTCATTACACTATCGTTTACATGGTGTAACTTAAATTCTCCCTTTGGTTCTAATCCGGTAATCTTCTGACCGTCCGCCATTTTCATAACCTGCGATACTGCGGTTTTCTTGTAGCCTACTTCCGCCTTAAAGGCTTTTAACTCTGCCATGTACTCGCCGTCGTACCAAATCTGCCCCCAAGTACCGTTAATTACTTGGTTTGCGTTAAAATCTTTCATGCTGTTTTTCTCCTTTCTTAGATTGCGATAGGCAAATCTACGTCCTCCATAGCGTCTAAGATTGTTACATTTGCCTTAAGCATTACTCTTGATCCGGTATCTAACTTTGCGATAGCCGTATCGTCCATTGCTGCCAATTTTTCCTCCGTGTATTTTCCTTTACCTACCAAATATGTTTTAATTGCCTCAATGTCGAAATCTACGCTAAAATCGTCTGATACGATACCGTCAATATTCAACTGCTTAAGGTACATTTTGATTGCGGAAATAAGCACGCATTTATTGTCATAACTGTTTGCATACTTGCCTAAGTAGTCGTCCTCGATTGCTTTTGTTAAATCGTCCGCGATAAGATCCATACAATCTACAATCTTGCATTTCTTGTATGCGTCTCCCTTACCCTGCACGGTTGTAGTAAATGAGTTAACCGCTCTCGATACCTTAACTTTCTCTCCGTCGTAGAAAACAATAAACTGTCCTTTTCCTACTGCCTCGTCCATATTTTCTTCCACGCGCTCGCAATCGTCTAACTCCCCAAGTGGTGCGTATGTTGCAGAAATAGTTAACGGTGTTCCACAAAGTAAACCTGCAATACGCCCGCAATACTGCTCTGCGGTATATTCCGTTGTTACCCTGCTGATCGTTCCGTCCTCGTTTGTAATAGTCTCTGCGTACACATTTTTATTGATCGTGTAGTTAATTACTCCCTCTGTGTCTGCCTCTACATTTGGCAATACCGCTTTGATCCTCTTTTTTGCTGCTCTCATTGACTTAACCCATGTTGCAATTTCCTGCGTCTTTCCGTCTGTTGATACGGTAGGGATTGCCAAATAATCGAATTTAATATCTTTCCACGCTTTCTGTGCTGCCGTGTATGCCGTTTCTATGGCGTCGCTCTCTGCCTCTTTTGCAATACCCATTCCATATACCAACACTTTAATAGGCGCCGTCTGATAGCCGATTAAGGCTAATTTAATCTGCGCCTTTGTTGTGTCGTCTAATGTGCTAGGAATATCCCCGGTTGACGTGATTGTAACCGGGTTTTTAAGTGGCGCTACGATTGTGTCTTTTACTGCTAAAAGTACAATTCCTCGGGATCCTCTCGCAATGAGACTTGCGCCTTTTTCTTTGAACGAAATGTTAATTTCCGGTGCTTTTAATGTACTCATTTTATGCCTCCTCGTTTTTCTTGATTTCTAAGCCATATTCGCTTGCTATTTCTGCCGTTTCCTCCGGCACGGTGTTTTCGTAAAAATCAAAATCCACCGATATTTGCAAAATATCTTCTTTTTGTCCTACGTAATCGTGCGTTATTTCTCCTACCGTCAACTTTCTATCCGCGATCTTTACGCACATTCCGAACGCGTCGCGCACCTTGTCTAATAGCCTCATTTGCTCTAATTCGTTTGGTGCTGATTGGAAATAGGTAATTTTGATAGTAAAGCCCGACTTTGCGTAACCTATCGTTTCGCGTTTGAACGGTTTACTAACTTTTTCCACAAATAAAGAGGGCGTTTTATAGCCCTCTGTTACTTCTTTTCCATATACTGTTAAGTCGGTAGCTTTTTCCAACAACTCGTTAACTGCTGCCTTAATCTCAACATTTGATAGCACTATAAATCATGCCTCCTTAGCGTCTCGTCGCATAATTTCTCGAATTTTTCCGGTATAACGTCTTGGTATTCGTTTCTCGTCTGCTCCATCATATGTTTACCCGGCACCCAACCTATTGTTTTTCCTCCTCTTACTAGGTTGTGCCCGTTTTCCACTAAATGAAAATGCCTTGCCGAATTGTAAACAAGCGCTATTGTTGTGTCTCCCTCTACTTTTGTTCGTGTTCCGAATTTCTTACGTAGCTTTTTCGACGCGTCCTTGCTTGTGTCTCCGTCCGGTGTTCTTGCTTTGCAGCTTTTCTTAAAATCGTTTGCAATTTTTCTTAAGCCGCTCCGCATTTCCTTTGGGTATTCTTCCATAGCAAATCTTAAGTCGCTTTCCAATTCGTCCAATCCGTCCAATTCAAAATTAAAATTAGCCACTTTCTACCACGCTCCTTGCCTCGTCTATTTTTTCCGTGCAAGACATTTCCAACATTTCGTTGTTTTCGCGTATGTTGCGTATTGATCGGATATTAAATAAACGATCCCGGTATTGTATAAACATATCCGGCGTTACGTCCTCCATGTAGCGGGTTGTTATGATGTAGGTTAACTCTGGGTGTTCCTTTTCTGCCTCGATATACTCGCGCCCGCTTTTCGGTTCCACACTCGCCCAAACTGTGCGGATCTTTTTAAGAACCTGCGTTGTTTGGTTCATTTCGTTTTTTTCTTCTACAAATTTGCAAAATGAAACCCTTTTGTTTGTTCTTCCTATATCCATAGTTACCGCCTCACTTTAATTGCAACTGCAATAAAAGCGATCTCGTAGAATACGTAAACTCGTCCGGTACTGATCCTCCCGCTGCGCTTGCCTTGTTAGAACTTGTCGCTCCTCGGTTTTCGTACCAATACGCGATTAGCAAGTTGAGATACACTTTTTCTAAGCTGTAATCTATTTCTTTTCCCTCGCTATCGGTTTCCGGGTATTCTTTTCCGGTGGCATTTTCTAAATACTGCTGCGCGGCAGTTATCAGATTTTTAATAAGTCCGTCGTCCTCGTCAAGATCTACTCTTAAGTGGTTTTTAACCTCGTCAAGTGTTAAAATCATTTTTCTACCTCGCTTTATTGCATAATAAAAAGTGCCCTAATCGGGCACTTTCTTTAACCTGCCTGCTGTGTTAAAAACTCTGCGATAATATCCGCCTTAGTATCTTCCTCTGTCTTTGTCATTGTGTAAGACTTTGTTTTCGCTAACGCTAAGATCTGCGCTTTTGTGAGTTTGTTTAACTCTTTCTCGTTGTACTCTCCGTCGCCGTTAATGTCGTCCGGTACTCCGTCGCCGTTAAGATCTGTTCCGGTTGTTGATACGGTAGCCAATCCCATAACTACCGCGTCTGCGTCTACCGTCTGAATGTCTAAACGCTCTCTAACCTTAATTCCGGTCTGATCTCTTTCCCACATTCCCGCTGCAAGATTGGAAATATCAATAGTGAGTGTTTCGCGATCAAAAATAGTAATTGCCTCTTTGAGATCTCCGCAAATAATTGGTGCCTTTCCGTCGATATTCTGTAATGTTTTGTTCGACAGCTTAATAACCGGGTATTCTCCGAATAACAGCTTTTTGGTCGCCTGCGTCGGATCTTTCTGTAAAATGTAATTGCCTCTTTCATCTTTTAACTTATCCAAGAAGTTAAAACCGCTCTGATTGGTTACCACAACGGCGCCTAATGCGATAGCAGGATCAAGCATTACATTAAAAATATCCTTAAGGTTGTCTAATCCGGTAACTGTAACTTCTAATCCCTTACAAATCTCTTTGATCTTTGCAATAATCATAAAGTTACGCGTTGCCTTTGCTTTCTTTGCGATCCACTTCTTAAGGTAGTTCATAATGTTTTCTGCGGTATCGCTTAATAATTCCTGTGTTACCTTAAGAATGCCGCCCTTTTTCTTGATCTTGTAATCTACGTTCTCAAACTGTGGCGTTGAAACATCCGGGAACTCTGCCGCCTCGTCCACATTGTCAAATGGTGTTTGATCTGCCTCACGTTCGATAACGCGCGATCCGGAATTGGTGGTAACGTGCTCTACATTAACCAATGTTTCTAATGCGTCCTCGCTACGTCTCAATTCTTTAATTTTTGTTTTAATATCTTTTGGCACTGTTAAGCCGCCGTCCTCGTCGCTGCCCTCTGACATAGCGTTAAGGATCTCTTTATCTTCCGGGGAAATGTCCGTTTTCTTCCATGCAGCCTTAATAGCATTTGTAAACGCCTTTACCTGCTTTGCAAGTCCGTTTTTCTCCCCTGCTGCCGTCTGCGCTGTTCCCTGCTGCGCCTGCTGCTGCGCGTTCTGCGCGTCGTCGTCGTCAAGATCTGCAAGAATATCAAATGATTTCTGTAAATCCTTTAACTCCTCTTTTGCGCTTGTCGCGTCCTCGATCTTTCCGTCCGCTACAAGTGCCTTGATCTCGGCTTTCTTTGCGTTGATCTTGTTAAGTAATTCTCTCATTTCCTTACTCATGTTTTCGTTTCCTCCTTGTGAAAAGATTGTATTTTTAAGACTTAGATATAGTCCAAATCTTCTAATATCTCCGCTTTCTTGCGTTCCAAGTCGTTTTCCGGCTCTTTGGGTGGCTCCTGCGGTTCCTCTCCGGTAAAATTGTCTTTAATTGCACTAATTACCGCGGCAGCTATTTTTTCTGCCGTCAATTTTTCGTCTGTTTCTTGTTTGGTTGATAAATTTCCCGGCGTATGCTTATAAGCGTCGTAAAAATCGCTCGCCGCTGCTACCGCTTGGCTGCTTTCTGATACTTCAATATCGAAATATACTTGCCATTCTACGCCGTTTTTCCAAGTCTCGGCATTGATAAGATCGTTAATTGTGTCCTCTGTAACGCCCTCTTTGACGTGCTGCATATAGGTATTTAATATAACCTTTTGGCAACCGTCCAATATGTCCGCCTCTTTTCGCATTTCGTCGGCATTCCCCCACGCAATACTACTTGGTTTGTGGATCATCATTTGCGCGTTAGCCGGGATAACGATTTTGTCGCCTGCCATTGCGATAACTGACGCAATACTAGCCGCCAATCCCTCTACGTAAACTGTTATTTCGGCGTCGAAACGCTTAAGCATATTGTAAATGGCAATCCCGCCAAATACCGATCCGCCGCCGCTATTGATATGTACGTTAATTTTCGATACATTCTCTAATTGATCCAAGAAATCTTTAACGTCGGACGGTGCTTTATCCTCGGGATAATACTTTTGCCACTCTCCTAAACTCTCGCTATTGATGTCGCCGAAAAAGCAAAGATCCGCGCTCTCGTCCGTTTGGTTTCTGATCTCAATAGATCCAACCTCTCGTAATTTGTTGTTGCGGTCGCGCTTTGTCAACTTAAATAATGCCATTTAGTCTGCTCCTCCTTTCTTGCCGTAATTTGCTCCTAATTGTGTCAACTTAATGTAATTTCCATTGCACATTAGGTCGTCTCCGCCCTCTTTGTCCGGTGCGTCTAGTAATGCTCGCGCCTCGTTTGGCGTTCTTATACCATTCTGCACGTACTTACTTAGGATCTCCGCTTGGCTCTTTGTGTCTGTCCTTAAAATGACATTTTCGTTAAATTTAAAGTATAAGCCCTGCTCGATTTCTGACGGATCCAACAACTTATAGTTAATTTCCTCCTCGTACTGTTTGAGTATGTATAACTCTGTGTCTACGTAAAAGGAAAGTTGTTGCATTTCTGAATTGTTGTAGCTGCTTTTTTCATAGTCGTTAATTTGGTTCGGCTTAATTCCGAATGCCCCGGCTATCTGTAATGCCGTATATTTCGATAATTCGTAATATTGGCTGTCTGTTAAACTGATACTTAATGGTTCTATTTTCATTCCGATCGGAACCGGTATAAATTTTCCTGCGTTGTTAACCCCGGTTGCGTATTTCTCAAACTTTGCGATCAATGCTTTTTCTTTCTTTGGATCTAAGTCACCGGTATATTGCAGCGCTGCACGCGCCGTTAAGCCTCCCTCGTACAATTTATTTTTGAAATTCTGCGACGCCAACGCGCCGTCTATTGTTGCTTTTAGAATGCTCCGTACGCTTTCTCCGGTTATTCCGTCAAATGTTGTTGACGTCTTAAAGTGCATTACTTCGTATTCCGGGAAAAAGTAACTTTCTCCGCTGTATTTATCCGTATACCAATAGTAAAGTTTTCCTTTTCCTCCGAATATACCTTTGTCGTCTACTATTACCGTTACGTCGTTTGACGGCATAACCCATAGACTTTTTATTTTGTAGTCGCCTCCGTATTTCATCTTGTTAAATTCCGCTTGGATCCACACATAAGCGTTTCCAAAATGATTTCTATTGTTTTCTACCGCCGTCCAAAACGTCGTAGGCGTCATTTGTGGGTTAGGTCTATACTTCAATAAATAAAACGCGCTATTGGGTTCCGCCTCTTTCCTGCCTTTTGCATAGAACTTGATAGGCATTTTCCCTACTGTCTCCGAAAGCATTTTTAAGCACGTAAAATACGTTATTTCCGAAATTGGACGATTAAAAGGCGCCGTAACGCCTAACCATTCTAATAATTTCTCGTCGTTTAGCGCTACTGTTGTTCTGTTTTGCGGTTCTTTCTTTGCTTTTGAACCGATCACATCAAAAAAATTCATTTTTACACCTGCCTTTTATTCGTACATTTCCAAAAATGCGCCTACTGCGTCGTTAATATCTACCGTTTCTAGGTCTGCTCCCATTGCGATTTTATGGGCGCAAATTGCAGCGTCGCACGGATCAATACGGTTTTTCTGTAACATTTTGTCTATTTTTATCTCTCCAAAACTGTTCGGCTCGGATATGATAGCGTCATTCATGGATCGCGTTAATAAAACGTTTCCTTTGTTATATTCCATGTTGTGTGCTTTTACCTCTAGTTGAAAATCTATCGTTGCGTCGTTAAGACTTCTTGCGCTCTGCTTAATTTCTATCAGATCGCAACCGAAATCCTCTAAATCTAGCAAAAACGCGCTTGCGTTATGCGGATCGTAGCCGATCGCCATAACGTCTAATTGGTATTTGTCTACAATATCGTGCAGGCTGCTTAATATCGTCTTGTAGTCTGTCTTAATGCCTCCTGCTGCTGTCGTTACTGTTAACAAGCCTTGTTGCTGCCATATAACATACGGTGCGTTGTCCTCTAAGTCCATGTGTTCTTGTAGCCTATGGCTTGGCATGAATGAATGACTATGTAGAAAATACTTGCGGTCTCCGGTTTCTTCGTCCTCGTATGGGAACTCCAAACAATAGCTTGTTAGGTCGCCGCCGCTCGATAAATCCAAGCCGACTATAACTTGCTTTCCCGCAAAGTCGCTTAAATCTCTCTCGCTGCCGCATTTTTCCCATTCTGCAAGGTCTAAAAAGGCGGTTTCTGCATTTGTTACCCATATATTTAGGGCTTTTGTGAGAAAATCGCGCAATTCTGCGCCGCCCATGCTCTGTGCTTTTCGGGCGTCCTCTTGCATTGCTGCTACCAACTCCGGATCTTTGCCGGTTAGCGGGCAGCATTTTATCCAATTTTTAGGATCCCAAATGTCGTCTTTCTCGTCCATTTGGGCTATATAAATAAATTGCCGCTCGTTTACGTCAATTCCACGTAATACACGGCGGCAATATTTATACAAGTCATAGCACGGCGCATTTAGATTAAATCCCGCGGTCGTGATAACTGATATTAACGATTGTTTTAATTTTCTTGTACCACCCTTAAGCAACTTATACATTTGGTTATCTTTATGTGCGTGGTACTCGTCTACTATTCCAAGATACGTTCTAAAACCGTCTATGGTGTGTGTGTCTCTACCTAATGCCCTAATTACCGTGCTTGTTATTTTCCCGGTAATCTCGCTTTTGTAGTCTTTTATATCAAATAATTCCTTTAGGTCGTTATCCGCGTTTATGAATTTGATAATTTCCTTTAGGACTATTCGTGCTTGATCTGCTTTTGTAGCCGTACAATAGATCTGACCGTAATTGTAATTATCGAAATTGCAACATTTAATGCCTAAAATTGCGTTTAATACGCTCTTTCCCTGCTGCCTTGCAACTTGTACGTAACTATC